GAGTGTAGTCCAAATCAGACTTGCTGTAATGAATATGTTGCGACGGGCGAAACTCTGGTGCGCCCTCACCTACGGAGAACCATGCAGGGTGCGTGACTCTGACTCGATTGTTTGGCAGCGCCACGATGTTGCCTGTCCAGTCGCCTGCTTCAAGCAGTTGCATCACATGGCTTTGCTTGTGCTGAGCGGGGTCGTCAGCTATCTCGTTTTCTGCGTAATCAACGGTGAAAAGATACTTGGCTGGATAAAATTCACCATCGATTTTCGCGATCCACGGACATGGCGTGCAACGATCTAGCACATACACTGAATGATGATATGACGAGCAGTCCCACGGTTGTGCTGCCCAAACCGGCATCGGGTCAGGCCAACCTTCATAGTCGGTATCGCCTGCCAAAGCCGTAATGGGCATTCGTGCCCACATGGCCCCGCCGTGGACGTTTGGCTCATCCTCTTCGCACTCAGCTCCCGTGAAAATTACTTGGAAGCTCAAGCATCGTGTCGGCATTGTCGTAACCGCGATAGCCATGGCGTGTATGAACTCGCCATGAAACTTTTCGTGATTATGCGTGTACTCGCGTCTTACCCAGCACTTGAAGTACGGGATATTGCTCTGTAAATACGCCACCTAGCGACCATACAAACCGCTGTTCTTGTTCGATGGTTTCTTCATCTTGACGGTGCCGCCTTTTTTCATGCCACCGGGCTTCTTGATCGTGCCGCCCTTTTGCATACCACCGGGTTTTTTGATCGTGCCGCCTTTGTTCATTTTGCCCGGCCCCTTTTTCATGGTGCCGCCCTTCATCATACCGCCCGGCCCTTTTTTCATAGTGCCGCCTTTCATCATGCCACCGGGCATGGGAATCTTTTTTTTCTTCTTCATAGCACCGCCCTTTTGCATTTTGCCGGGCTTTTTCATTGCCATCCCTTTGTTCGTCATCTTATGTCCAGCCATGACATCAACTCCGTTTTTGTGATCGTTTCTTTCTACCCGCGCAATGCGCTTTTTCTGAAAAGCCGCGAGGTCGGGCACAGTTTATCTTGCGTTTGCGAGCCGCGCTCCACTTTCTACCCACGGGGCACTCGCGTCATTTTCTGTTTTTCTGGTAACACCGCACCGAAACCGCGGGCTTGAATCATTGTGACCGCTCCGCCGTTTGCTCTCCTGACGATTCGACGGCCTTTTGCCGATGCAGGCGAGGTGTAAGTTTTGACGTTGGTGGGTTTGCCGCCGACACCTTGCGGCTTTGATCTTTTGCGTCTGACGGCGCTTTTGCGCTCAGACTCAGTCATTTGTCGCGCCTCAGCCCTCGGCACGCATTTCGGGTAAGATCGCTTCGAGCCTTTTGCTTTTGGGCGACCACAGGCTTGAAACTTGCCGTCTTTTTTCGGTGCGCCAATATCGACCCAGTCGCCGCCCTTGCCTTTACCGAACCAAGTTTTCAGACCGCCTTTGGGTTTAGCCACGGGGTACTCGCGTCATTTTTTGCTTCGAAGGCATGATAGCACCACATCCACGGCTCTGAACCATTACCGTTCCACCGTTTCGCATACCTTTTGCCTGCTTTGCCATGCTCTTGGCGATAGCAGTGCCGCGCTTTCGCTCATAAGCACTGAGCTTGCCGTCTTTGTCGAGATCGCTTTTCGCTTCATCGACTGTTACTGCTCCACCGCCTGCTTTGTATGTGCCGCCCATCCGCTTGTATTCTTGGACTAAGTAGCCTGAAGAATACGCAGACGGTGTCACGTCGAATTTGCGCTTCATCTTCGCCTTGGCTTTTTTGTAGATAGATGGATTGGCTACGTTGTCAGGTATTTTGCTTGCCATTACAGTCCTGCTCCTCGCACGTTTACTCCTCGCATTATGTCCCGCATGTCAGGTATGAACGGCCCGGCTCGACCGGTCATTTGATTACCACGCATAACCGGCACAGCTACAGTATCTCGCACACCCGGCGTGCGATTGAATTGCTGCATCGGTCTTGGATCGTCAAACAAACCCATCGCATCTGCTTGCCCATCTGACACGTTCACAGAGACCGCTGGATTGAAACCTGCTGCCTCAGAAGCCGATGGCCCGACATCAACGGGAGCGTCAGCGACTGGCTCTGCGATGGGCTGCGTCACGGTCTCTACGGGTGCTGTTTGTTGTTGCGGCAAACTCGCCATGATTTCGTCTTTGATCTGCTGACGCAGCGCCTCGGTATCTACCTGTTGCGGTATTTCTTGTCTGAGTGCAGCAATTTGCTCTTGAATCGGGTTTACAGCAGCCGAAATCGCTTCTTGCCTTTGTTGAGCTATCGGGTCAATCGCAGCCGCCAAGTCGGCCTGCGTCAAACCAGCGGCCTGTAGAGCGTCGATACGAGAGGCAAGGGCCGCTCGCTCTCCTGTCGCTGCATCGACGGCTTGCTGAAACTGAGCGGTTTGGTCGTTCACGGATGCGAGTTGCGACTGAATGGTTTCAATAGGCAGAGCACCGAGATTGTCAGCAAGTCCGCCTATTTGTTTTTCCAAACCTGCTATGAGGTTTGCGGTTTCATTTCGAATCGTTTCAGATTGAGCTGCGTTGCCTGATTCAACGTCTGCATACAGACTTTCGAGTTGATTGTTTAGCCCCGTAATCTCTGCTTGAGTCGCATCAGCGGCATTTTGCTGAGCCTGATCGAGCAAGTTGTAGTTTGCGTCGATGGCTGCATTTATGTCAGACAAATCACCTGACAGAGAACCAATTCTTTCTTGCAGAGATCCGACTGACGCTTCTTGCGCTTCTCGCACTAAGCGGTCGCCCTCTTCAATTTGTCTAGCAAGCGCGGCTCTTTCATCCAAACCGGCTTGACGAAGCTCTAGCGTCTCGGCGTCGATGTCTGACTGTAAATCTGAGATACGGCCTTCTAGCGCCTTGGTAATGTCTGAACGCTGCGACAGCGCAGCATCTTCTGATGTTGCTAGCTCTTCGCGCAAAAGATCACGCAGGTTATCAATCTCGGTTTGTCTAGCAAGCGTAGCGGCTTCGTCAGCGGCCTCTTGCTCAGCCATGATGCGGTTGTATTGCTCTGCTAGCAATTGGTCTGTGTCAGGAGCTATGGCTTCTAACGTGCGAAGTGTCGGGCTTGCAGGTGCTTGTCTCGCCCCACGATCAAACACTGGCCTCTGCATTAAGTAATCATCAAGCGCAGAATAGGGTGATGCCGCACTTCCGTACTCGGTCAGGGCTTGTGTCAGATCATTCGATTCTGCCATTCAAATCACCAGTTCTTGCAAGACCAGTATCCCGCTGAGAATACGTCTTTTTTCTTTTCTACGGCATCACAGTTGTGTCTGGCACGAAAGCTACGCCGACGATCAGGGCTGTCACGCTTGATCTCCATATTCGGATCACCGTACCGCACGATCTTTACTTGATCACCTTTTTTGGCAAGAACTGCGAACTTTTTGTTCTCACCGGGCGTTCTTTTTTGTTGGTTGTAGCCGGGAAAAGACTCACCTCGATAGATGAGTCTGCCCGTTCTGGTTCGCTTTACGTCACTTATGTCAGCCATAGGACTTGATCAATTCCAACACAATCATATAAGTGTCACCGCTGGAATGACCGACGGTCGTGAAATCAAGATCGCCAGTAATACCAGAGCCTGCGTTATTAGGAATGCCACTAAAATCACTGTAGTCGTGATATCCGTTGCTGTCCTCACTCAGACCGATAGCCAGCACATTGCTGGTCGCATCAAACTCAATCTTGACTGACATCCCAGTACACTGCCACCAAATCTTGTTGATCGTCACGCGGTTGCATGACAAGCCAGCAGAGTTGCTGCTCAGTGCCGAGACATCGACTTTTTTGACTGCCGATTCACCCGTGCCATCACTGGCGTTGGTGAACTTCAAGACGGCTTTACGCTCACCGTCTTGAATGGTTTGCGAGGTTACCGCATCAGCCATGATTCACCTCCGTTAGAGTTCAGTGGTGGCTGTGCGCTCTTTCATCGCAGAAATGTAATCCACGGTCAAAACCTTTGCAGCCGCGGCACCATTCTGAATACCAAAGCTCACAGTCAGCTCTTCATCGTCTGGCGCATTTGTGCTGACGACGGTGCCGACTTCGGCATTGTTTTGGTAGACGTGAAAGAGTTGATCCTTCGGATCAAACATGAAACCGACAGTCATGAAGGTGTCGTCAGCCATTGCGGTGGGCAAATCGAGAGTGCTCTGCGTGCCGTCTTTCTCAACGATAAATTGTAGCGTGGTTGAGCCGTCGGTCAGCAGAAAGAAGATGCCGTCTGTCACATCTAGCGGTGACGTGTCGGTGAGCTGCAAGCCCATGACTACGTCAGAAGCGTCTGCGTCGCTCGTCTTCATGCGAGCCGCGAAAGCTAGTTGCTTGGTTGACTCGAACTTGAAGCCCTCTTTGACTAGCTGCAAGAAATCGTTGTCGTTGTCGGCGTCATCGTTGGTGATGACCAGTAAGCCGCCGTCACCATCACCTAGCGCCTCGGACGCATTGCCTGAACCGCCTTCGGTGGTCGTAATCGTCCAATCCGACGCCAGATAGGTGTCAAAGTCGTTGAAGTAAGTATGGTATTTCTGGGGGGCAGGCATCTTCAGTTTGCCTGATGTGCCAGCAGCCCCGACGTTGGTTACGCCTGAAGTAAAATGAGTTGTCATGAAAGTTCTCCTGTATGAACCAGTGATCGGGTCATCCGACCACCATCTGACTCGCTCAGTTTATGGCAACACTGGGCACAAAAAAAGGGGGCATATGCCCCCTTTCTTTTGCTTGATATCTACGCGCCCTGTGAGCCGTAGATGCCGCGCCAGTCGCTGAAGCCGAAGCTGTAACGCTCACGGGCTTTGTAGCGGATGTTGCCTGTCGTAAAGTCAGGCTCCATGCTCGTTTCCATCGCAGTACGCTGGAACATCTTCAAGCCTTCACCTGCGTCAGTGACGCTAGTCAGAATGAAGAACGCATCAGGATCAGCCAAGTAATGGTTGACCGTGTAGCCGCCCGGCAACACACCAGTGTTGCGGATTGCGTTGATGTCGTTGTCAGCAGTGCCTGAACGCAGTGTTGAGTTCAGAATACGATCTGCAACGAATGTCAACTGAGGCGGTACAACCAGCTTGGTTGCCTGCACTGAGATGGTCAGACCCTTGTCGTCAGTGAACGTGCTGATGTCGATCAGCGCATCTTCTAACGAGGTCTCATTCAGGTCAGCCATTGACGTTGCACGGTTTGCAGCAGTGCCGCCACCCGCGAGCGGGTGAGCCGTGTTGATCAACGATACGCCGTCACCACCAGTGAAGCTGGATGAGAACGCATTGTTCAATACGTCTGCACCTTTTACCTCTTTGGTGTTCGCCATAGATCGGGCCAAAGCCTTCACATATCGCTTGCCCAGCGAGTCATACAAATTGTCTTCAACCGCTTCATCCGTCCATAAATCATTGATTTTCAATGACTTTTTTGTTCAGATCGATTCGCTACTCTCGACCCCGTGTCCCTCTCGGGTCACTGCTGCATGTCACCATGCAGATCAGACTATATCTTCAACCGTTCTGGTTGGATGGCGCTTCCACTCGCTTGAGTGTACTCCCTTTCGGGATAGTCGTTGCACCTTCCTCTCTCGAGGCTTGGCTCAGGATTGTCTCTTGTGAGATGTTCCCTGAATTCACCATCTTATGTCCTGCGTATTCCTACGCAGCGCACCCACGGATATTATCAAGTGCGAATGCTAACGCGACCGTATCGTGCGTATAGCGAGCGGTAAATGACTCTGTGGCATTGTCAAACGCCACACCTTGGCCTTCAGTCTTTGTAGGCGCACCACCGAAACCAGTGATTAGCACCTCTTCCTCGAAAGCTCTTTGCGAATCTTCGATTGCGAAGATTTCCTCGTACTCGCGGTCATAAGTGTCGTAGGACATGCCGAAAAGCGAGTTCAGACCCGGCTCTAGCTCTTTAGCGAGCTGTGCTCTCGAAATAGCCATTATCTAGCTCCTTATGCTAAGCCAGCGCCTTTGACGCCGAAGATTGAGTTTTGAATGACCACAAGCACGTTAGTGTTAGCCGAGGCAACGTCGTCGTTGTTCGGATCTTGTGAGATGTCAATCGCCTTGATTGGGAGGTTCGTGTTAGTTGCTCCCGTGGTCACGTCAAGCTCAGCACCAGAGATGCCGGTTTGAGTGCTGCCACTGCTGGTGTACACAATATCAAAGTTGCCAAAAAGATCAGCAACAGGGAACGTGTCATCAGCTTGTACTTCATAAACCACATTCGGATCGTCAACAATGAATGCGATTATGTCTGAAGCGTTAGTGCTTGCGGGATAGAAGTTTTGAAAAACTTGCTCACCCGTGGTTGGGTCAGTGAACTGACAACCGTTGAAAACACCCACGATAGGCACCGTGCCGCCGTCCGCGTGAACTTCAACAGTACCACCAGTCACCTGAGCGACCATGTCGCCTTGGAAGATGGAGGTTCCGTAGTTCGCCGCGATGCGATATCGACTTGTGCCGCCAGAATAGGGTGCGCCGCCAATCATTCTGACGGGCTTCATGCCAAATGCAGCGTCTTTATTCGCCATTTGAGATCACCTTTTATCTGCGTCCAAAAGTTACGTTGGTGTCTCGCTGCGGATCGTATTTAACATAACGGCTGTCACCACGGGTTTCATTGAACATGGTATTGTCCAGTGCATCCTTGGCTTCTTGAGATTTACCTGCGTAATACGCACGTCTTTCTTCGACCGTTTCGTTTGGAATCTTAGCGAGCAACAACCCTTCGTTGTAAACCACGCCTTCGTTTCGTCCACTGTCCATGGTCGGCAAAGATCGCCATTCGGGTGGCAAGTCGGTTCCTCTTACGAGTTCCCAACCCTCACGCAAACGTCTTGATACGTTAGCGCGATCCTCTTGACCTAACATTGATTCGCGAATCCACCGATAGGTGTAACCCTCTGGTGGCGTCGGGGTTTCCAGTGAGCGAACTGGTCGCCATGGCTTTCTGCGAGTCTGATTATCGTGGGACTGCGATTCACGGGATGAACGTGCGCTTGCTTTTGTCTCTGCCATGTTAGCTTGCCTCTCGTTGTGCAATTTTTTGCTTCTCTTTGGCTACTCTTTGCAACCATGCCTCTTCAGACATATTGTGCGGTTTTAAGCCTCTGAGACGCTCTAGTTCTGACTTAGAAAAGCTCACGCCATTCTTTTTGCCTTGTGTTTTTGACCGGCCCGATTGTGGGGCTGATGCGACTCTTTGCACAGCGGGTCGCGATTCACTTTCAACGGTCTGAGATCCACTTTGTGCGGATTTGGTGTGAGGATAAACCGTGTTCACACGGCTGTCGAGTTCCTCATAATACTCATCGGAGCCAACGTCGTAGCCCTCGTTCGCAAGGTTGTAGTGCACGTAATAGGCATACTGAGTTGCCTTCATGTCCTCTGCGTCGTCCTTGTTTGCATACCAAGGGTTACGTTCATGCCAAGCCAAGGCGTCCTCTGTTGGCTCAACCTCTTGTTCTACCTGCTGCGCCTGCTCGGGCTGCTGATAGACCGGCTGCTCATTGCCCTGCGAGACGTATTCTTGCTCTTGGACCGCGGCTTGCTGTTTCGCCTTGGCGACTCGTAGCTTTTCTTTTTGAATCGATATATCGCTTTGCAGTTTCGCAGCTTTTGTAATCAGATCGGCGTCACCAGACTCGACCGCCTTGCGATACACGTCATCGATTTGCGCCTCTTTGCTAGTGATAGCTTCTTCTTCTTTCAGCAGAACCTGATTCGATTGCTGCTGAGAGTATTGACGATACTGTTGTAACTCTGCCTCTTTTTGCAGAGCAATCTGCTCAAGCTGTTGTGCGCGCTGTTCTGCTTCACGCGCTTTAGCGTTCAGCTTGTTGATTCGCTTCGATACAGACTTCGTGTAGTTTTCAAGCTCATCTTCCCCACCAGCTTGCGCTTGCGGCTCAACAGGGTCTTCTGTCACCTGTATTTCAAGCTGCTCTTCCATTGTCTCTTGAGTTTGTTCTGCGTTTTGGTTCTCAATCATGTGAAACTCACTATGTCGTCAGGATTCAGTATAGTGCCTATTACTTCGTCGTCGTTGATGATTCGCACTTCACCGCCGTCTTCGAGCTTGAATCGAGAGCCAGCGTAGCGACCGATAAGCACCCATTGTTTTTCTTGACACCAAGGTGTGTCTCCAAACTTTTCTGTGTCGCCGTAACAAAGCGGCCCCATTTTCACGACGTAAGCGACGACGGTCGCAAGAGCCTCTCGGTCTACGGTTTCTTTTAATAAGTGTATGCCCCCATCGCTCTGTGCTTTTCCCTTATAAGGTAAAACCAACATGCGCCAGCCACTCGGGTCAGGCATTCGTTCCAGCGCGGATTTGTCAAGAAGAGTTGGGTCAAGAACGACTTCGCTGCTTGGAACGTAAGCAGCCTCGGTGGTTGGTGTGGTCAATTTAGATTTCCTTGTAAAAATCTCTGATCGTTTGTTCCACCAAGTTTATAATAGTTAGCTCACCCTGCAAACTTTTGTAGTGCTCTATATCTTTTAACATTCCGTCCATGAGCACTTCACTGATCAGCTCACGCCGCTCTTGCAAGATCCGCTTGAGGCGTGAGCCAAGATCAATATCGTCCACTAATCACGCTCGTGGAAGTCATAGCCGCGAGTAGCTGCACCGAAGCCGCGAGCTTTGATCACGCGGTACGGGCCACCCATGGTGCGACGCACAGGATCAGGTGATGTCGGAGTGGTTTTCATAGTTTTCGTCGGCGTTTCGACCTTTTCGATCTTGCTCATGTCTTTCATCAGTCGTCCTTTTTCTTGCGGGGGGCTTTCTTCGGGGGTGTTTTTTTCGCTTTCGCTTTTTTGGGTGCTGGTTTTTTCGGCTTTGGCTCAGTGACCACTTCAGGTTCGGCCACAGGCTCCGGTTCTGCCTTTACAACCGCTGCCATAGGTGGTGGTGGCTCTGTGCCGTTGATTCTGGCGAGCTTAGTCGCGATGCGATGGTCACTCACGGCTTTTTTCTGCGCGGCGTTTGCTTCTGCTTGCAGAGCCATTTTCGCTTCGATTTCGCGAATCAACCGCTTTTGTTCCTTCAGAGCGATGATCTGCTCCCTGACGGTTGAGTTCGAAGAGGTAAATTTTGCAGCCATTATCGGCCTCCTTTGTTTTCCATGTCGAGCAACTTCAACTCGGCTTGTTGCTCTAAGCGGCGAATCGCTACGTCGAGCTTATCGTCCGCAACTGCCTTCTGAGTATCAATACGTTGCTTGGATATTTCTGTTTCGAGCAGCTTCTCTTGCGCTCGCTGAGCTTGTTTCGCTTCAAACTGCTGATTATCTGAATCAATAGCTTTCTCTCGAAGCTGCAACTCTTGCTGCCTGATCTGAACCAGCGGATCAGTCTCGTCACCCTGACCGATAGACTCGAGCAACTCTTGTGTGAGTTGAGCCAGCACGGGTGCAGAAAACTGCTCGATCTGCATCTGTATCTGGCCCATCTGCATTTGCATCTGGTCGGGGGGTATTTGTCCTGTTTGCCCCGCCTGCTGGAGTTCTTGTATCTGCTGACTCAGCTCTGGTGGTATTTGATCCTGCACCATCTGACCAGCCATGAACTGGAGGTGCTGCATCATGTGCCCGATGATCATGCCTTGCAGCGCAGGGTTTTGTTTTACCACATCCGTCAAAAACAAAGATCGATGCGCGTCTATGTGTGCCTGATGATTTTGCTGCTCAAATGCCTGTGCTGGCTGTCCCATCAAGAAGCCGTTGTTTTCGATACCTGCATCGATTGGTTGGGGCATTGGTGGCGGTGGTGGTGGCTGAATCAAGCTATCCACATCGTCAACGCCAAGCGCCGAATACATGCGTCGGTACGCCTCGTAGATACCCTGCGGCCCGTGTATCTCAGGGTTTGACTGAACCATCGTCAGCAGTTCTTGCGCCATCGTAATACGCTGTGACTGGCTGAAAATGTTGGGGTCAGATACAGGTATGACATCGACGCGACCATCAAAGTCTTGACCCATGATTTCTTGTGGCCCGTTGCGCGAAACATACGGGTAGCTCTGCGGCAGGTACTCTGAGAACACCTTTGCCAGCAACTGAAACTCGAGCTTCTGACTATAGTGCAGGCGCTTGTGAATCGCGCTCATCACCTTGGTGCCACGCTCAAGCAAAGCGACCGTTGTGCCAACTGGCATCGCTTGGTTCATATCACCAACATTCATGTCAGCGATACTGGCGAAGCGTTTTCCGGAATCGACTAGCAAACCAAGCAACGACATCAGAACATTGCTAGGTTCTTTGATTGGTAGCGGTATGAGATTTTCCCGCAAAGACGCGCCAGTCGTGTCGATATCACGAAACTCACCGGGTTGCAGAGGGCTGTCTTCATCACGAATGCGCATACCTCGCGCCTTGAAGCCAGCAGGAAGGTTTGCCAAAGTGCCTGCATCAATGAGCTGTCGCAGGATGGATGTCGCTGACTTGCTGATGCCGCCTATCATATGTGACAAGCCCAGCCCGTAGAATCCAAGACCCGGCAAGAACTTGTATTGGACGAAGAAGTTGATCTTCATCTTGCGCGGGTCTTGCTCGAGATAGTTGCGCCGAATCGACAGAACTCGTTGTGACTGCTCATCGATAGTCACGATGTAAGGCAGCTTCAAACCGGTAGGCTCGCCGTCTGCTCCGATATCCTCGAATCCCGGTATGTCTAGTATAGTGTGAGTCTCGAAGACGACGTGATCACGGTTTTCTTGATACGACGGCTCCATGCCTTCGATTTCATCGATCTCTTCTTCGATCTCGCTCCGCATGTAGTTGACTGAGCCGCCTTTGAGTTCTATATCCGCATAAAACCCGTTGAGCTGTTGCTTTTTGATCTCGTTGCGGCTCATGTTCAAGACGTGCGTGACACGCTCTGCGGTAAACAGGTCTGCTGCTTCGTAAGGCACAATCAAATCTTGCGGCTCGATAAACTTGCTCATCGCCTTGTTCAAGCCGGTGTCGTAGTAGACCTTTTTGAACGCAGAGCCAGCAAGTGGCAGATAGAACAACAGCATGTCGAGTTCTGGGTCGTACTCCTGCATCACGTTCATGATGTAGTAGTTCATGAAGTCTTGAACGCGGCCAGCCTGCATTTCGACTTCAGGGGTGCGCACACCCACGATCTCGGTCTTCACTGGCCCTTTGGCTGGCAGCAGCTCTTTGTATGCTTGCGCTTGAAACTGTGTGACGGATTCCGCGAGGATGGGATGTATCACACCGGTCGAACCCTCAAACGGTTGACTGCGAGACTCATCGAACTTCATGCCAAGATATTTGAGGCCGTCCGTGTAGGTCTTTTCCCACTCGCTGCGACTCTCCTTATCTGACTTGATGGACGACAGCACGTCGTCAGCCAGCTTAGATAAATCGTTATCGGAAATGAAATCAACAAGGTTTGCGTTGAAGTCGGTAGCGATGGTCTCTTCTACTGCGTCGATTTCGTCATCGATCAAGATGCCTTCTTCGGCAACAAGGATCTGAGCCGCGTTACGAATCTCGTCATTGCGGGTCATTTCTGGCTCGATCTCCATCGCGCTGCCCATGGGCATCACGTCGGGATCTGTCTCTGTGCC